GTATCATCAATGCTTCTAAGTTATTAACTGAAGTACTAGAAGATCCTAAGGAAAGCAGTGCTGAGTATCCTTACCAGTTCTTGAATGACAAGCTTCATGGCCTACGTAAATCGGAGCTTTGTACTATCACGGCAGGCACAGGCATAGGTAAATCAACTTTTGTAAATGAAATAGCTTATGACCTTTTAGTAAGACAGAATCAAACTGTTGGTGTTATCTCCTTAGAAGAGAACCTAAGGAGAACAGCTAGAAGATTCATAGGTATAGATCTTAATCACCCAATTCACATAGATAGAGGAGACATCACTGATGAACAAATCCAAAAAGCATTCGAGAAGACATTGGGAACGGGGAGGCTTTGGCTCTACGATCATTTTGGCTCCCTTGACTGTGATGTACTTCTTAATAGGATCAGGTATTGTATTGTCTCTTTGGGTTGCGACTGGGTTATCTTTGATCACTTATCGATCTTGGTGTCAGGCTCAGATGAAAGTAATGAAGTTAAAGCAATTGATCGTACAATGACCAAACTCAGATCTCTAGTAGAAGAGACTGGAGCTGGTTTACTATTAGTCAGTCATTTAAGAAGACCACAAGGAGGTAAAGGATATGAGGATGGTCAGCAGACGAGTCTATCTAGTCTTAGGGGCAGCTCAAGTATTGGCTGTCTTTCTGATATTTGTATCGGCTTGGAAAGGGATCAACAAGATGCCTCAGGTTCAGGAACAGTCGTCAGAATCCTTAAGAACCGTTTTAGTGGCTGGACAGGAGTAGCAGGTCATGTGAAATATGATGAAAAAACTGGCAGAATGGTGACGCTTGATGATACTCCCAGTTTTGCAGAGAAGAAAAATGACTTTGCTGAATCCGACTTTTGATGTTCTTATAACAAAAATTAACCATATAAAATTCCATGCTTTCGCTGCTAGTGAGAAAGCGAAAAGACCTCTACAAAAATTCTTCAAGGATAATGACCACGTTCACTCTTTCAGAGAAGAAGCTCTCAAAAAGCTTATCAACTTCTGCCACAAAAACAAACTTAGTATCTACTTCAACGATACTGTTCGACATCGAAACGAACGCCCTGAAGACTAGCGAACTTACTAAGATTCATTGTTGTGCTATTAGCAGAGGAGGAGAGACTAAGTTATATAAAGATTCAGAGGAGTGGTTACCAATACTAGAAGAGGCTGAAATACTAATTGGACATAACATAATTCAATATGATTTGGTGTGTATTAAGAAGCTCTTTCCTGCATTCAACCCTAAGGGACGTGCCGTCGATACTTTAATTCTTGCAAGGATGTTCTATCCAGACATTTTGGATATTGACTATAAGCATAAGTGGAAGTCAATGCCTATCCAACTTTATGGGAGACATAAATTAGAAGCTTATGCACATCGTTTAGGTATGCAGAAAGAACACGCAGACCTGGAGGATTTTTCAGAACTGACACATGAACTGGCACAAAGGTGTATTTCAGATGTTGACGTAACAGTTAAACTTTGGAACAGGTTGCAACCTAAGGCCACAGCATTCCCTTCTGCTGTTGACCTAGAGATGAGATTTGCAGAGCTTATCTCTAAACAAGAGCAGTCTGGTTTTCACTTCGATTGTAAAGGGGCAATGGAATTGGAAGCTGAGATTGCTGATCAACTGAAGGACATTGACGAAAGATTGAGACAACGGTTCCCTTTCGTTGATGGTGGACTCTTCACTCCTAAGCGAAATGATTCTTCTAGGGGATACGTAGCTCAAGCCACTATGTGTCGTCTGGTTCCCTTGAACCCGAACTCTAGGGATCACATAGCTTGGGTTTTAAAGAACCATCTGAAGTGGAAAGCAGAAACTTTCACCGAAACTGGTAAACCAAAGATCGATGAAGGGGTTCTTAAAGATGTACCAGGGGCGGAGTTATTCTTGACTTCGCTCACTCTTCAGAAAAGACTTGGACAACTAAGTACTGGCACTAACGCTTGGTTGAGATTGGTCCAGTCTGACAATCGTATTCACGGAAACGTTATTACGGTTGGATGTGCCACTATGAGATGCGCCCATGTCAGCCCGAACGTAGCTCAGGCTGTTGCTGTTAGGTCAACGCTTGGTAAAGAGATGCGTTCATTGTTTGGACCTAACGTTTTGTCCACTTTTATAAGTCCCAAAGGGATGGTTAGTAAGAACGGTGAAGCCTGCCCCAAGCAGGTTGGCGTGGACCTCTCTGGTATAGAAGCACGGTGTCTAGCGCATTACTTGTGGCCCTTTGATGGAGGTTCCTTTGCGAAGGAGGTCATTGAGGGCGACATTCACACCGCTAATCAAATGGCCGCAGGTTTGCCTACCCGTGATTCTGCAAAAACATTTTTCTATGCCCTAATTTATGGCGTAGGTGCAGAGAAACTTTCTAAAATCACTGGTATGAATGGAAAGAAGTTGAAGCAAACGTATTACAAAAATATGCCAGCGTTAGCGGAGCTTACTAAAAGAGTAACATCAAAAGCAGAAGATGAAGGAACTCTTAAGGCACTAGATGGTAGACCTATTAAGATCCGTTCACCTCATTCTGCACTTAACTTTTTACTTCAGAGTGCTGGTGCAATTTTAAGTAAAGCTTGGTATAACATTTGCTACGACGATCTAACTAAAGAAGGTTGGGTACATGGTAAAGATTGGGCATTCTTAGCACACATTCATGATGAGATCCAGTTCTCAGTACGTGAAAAGTACTCTCAACGACTAGCAGATATAGCTACTAATGCTTCTAAGAAAGCAGGAAATCAGTTTAAGATGAGAATAGATGTTGAAAGTGAGTATAAAATTGGCAACAATTGGGCCGAATGCCACTAAGGTCTGTAAAATATGTGGTCAAGAGAAATTTATTACTGAGTTTGGTGCTAATGGAACTTGGACTAGACCTGAATGTAAAAGCTGCTTTAATTACAAACAAAGTCTCTACATAAAACTACGCAAGGGACAGGTAGCTCCTGAGCCTGGGACTCCTTGTGAATGTTGTGGTGATAGTACTTCTACTCTTAACTGGGATCATGATCATGAAACTGGTGAACATAGAGGATGGATATGTAGTAATTGCAATACAGGTATAGGTAAATTAGGTGACACTTTAAAAGGTGTCCAACAAGCTGTTGATTATTTAGAAAATTCGATTAATTTTAATAGCGATCAGGAAGGTTAAAACCTTTTAGAAATTTGGATTTTAAGCACGATCCAATTCCTTGGGTGAGGAGGGGAAGAACTATTGGTACTAGTTCTTCTACCTTTCTGATCACACTTTTCTAATAATGAAAATGGACAACAGACCTGAACCTAAGCTAACTTGGCAGGACTATAAAGAAGATGCTATAGCACGTTGGAATCTTCATTTATATGAATGGGATTCTTTGGTAAAAGATTCTAAATGGATGTATGAATATTTAAAACCAAAGGTTAAACAAGTAGTTTCTTACTGCAAGGACTCTTACAACAGAGCTTTTAATCATGACTAGGAGCTTACTTGTAGATGCTGATATGTTGCTATTCACAGCGGTAAAACTCTGTGAAGTAGAGATTGAATGGATGCCTGATGTAATAACTACACATCTACCTCTAAGAGAGGTATCTTTATTGTTTGATGAAATGTTGGATAATAAGAAAAAGCAATCAGAAGCTGATGAAGAAATCCTTTGCTGGACATCACCAGACAATTTCCGCCTTGAAGTTGATCCTACTTATAAAGGCAATAGAAGGGCAACTAATCACCGCCTTAAACCTGTTGGTTTCAAGGAAGCACGAAGAAGGATGGAAAGTAAATATAATTCAGAATGTTGGTATAGGTTAGAAGCAGACGATGTACTAGGAATCCTACAAACACGTGATTTGGGTAAGGATACTGTTATATGGTCTGGCGATAAAGATCTTAACCAGATACCTGGACTACACCTTGATAATGATGGAACTGTTAAAACCATTAATGAGCCAGAGGCTGATGTGTTCTTCTATAGGCAAATTCTTATTGGGGACTCAGTTGACGGTTTTGGGGGCTGCCCTTCTATTGGCCCAAAAACAGCGGAAAAACTCATACCTCTTAAAGACTTCACGCCTTCCTCCGCATGGCGAACTGTAGTTAAAAACTACAAAAAGAAAGGTCTAAGTGAACAACAAGCTTTAGTACAGGCTAGGCTTGCCCGTATTCTTAGGTCTACTGAATACAACTACGACGACATTGATCTATGGACCCCACCAACCCCAGTTACTACGGCCATGACCAAGCCGTAGTTGAATGTATTGATTACATTGAGAGTCATGCTTTCGATTTTCTTGAGGGAAACATAATAAAATATGTGACCCGTTATGAAGGAAAGAATGGTGTAGAGGATTTAAAGAAAGCGTCTTGGTATCTAAATCGTTTAATTAAACGTGAAGAGTCCAAAATGAAACCTCACGATGTATCCTTGTACAAGTCCCTTTTGGAATCTAATGAGCCAGACCTTACAGAAAACAAATGCAGGCATGGTAAAGACATGGATGCAATTGGCTGGACAGCTTAGTCCTAGTGGAAACAAAGATCATGGTTCTACCTATCAAGAACAGCAGTTAGGTTTTGTTGAGGAAGAATTCTATGAACTTCTTCATGCTTTTAACCATGAAAATCGTGAGCAGTCTATTAAGGAGGCCGTTGATTTAATTTGGACTGCTTATGGTTTTCTACATCTATTAGGTGTAGACCCTGATGAAGCTTTTGATCGTATCTATGCTTCTAATCAAACTAAAATTCCTTTTGAATATAAAGAGGGTAAAGTTCAAAAGGGTAAAAATTATGTACCACCTTACTTAGGGGATCTATGAAACTTAAGGAACCACCATCTCTACTGGAGCAATTCACACCATCGCTAGCTGTTACAGGTAGGGTTGAAACTTGGTTGAAAGAACCAACAAGACGTTACCCACAGTCATGTACTGTATTCGTTGTGGAAGACACAATGGATGAGCATGAGGATGGTATTGAGGCCAGCTTCTTGTTTGCGTCTAAAGCATTACGCTATGGGGCAGGTGTAGCTATTCATTTAAGTAAGTTACGTCCTAAAGGTACTAAGAATAAGTATGGGATGGTTGCATCAGGTCCATGTGGATTCATGGAGATCTATAGTAAGTTCAACGAAGTTCTACGCAGAGGTGGGACATACAGGAACGGTGCAATTTGTATCCATTGCGATTATGAGCATGACGATATTCTTGAGTTTATTAATTATGATCGCAGTCGAATACCTTGGGTTAAGCGTTGCGTCAATGTTGATCACAACGTAATTAATAAACCAACTGTTTTAAAAGCCATCATGGATGGTGCAAGTAAAGGTGACATTTGGATTGTTAAGAAGCAATACGACAGTGAGGGTGAAAGAATTTATCACAATGTATGTCAAGAGATTTTAATTAAGTCCAGGGATACCTGTCTCTTAAGTCATATAAATTTGGCTGGTACTAAATCTATTAGTGAGATACCTAGTGCTTTTGTGCATGGTATGGAGTTTCCTCCCTCTTCTC